GAAGTTCCGTAAGTCTATCACTAAAAGTATTGATGGCTTAGGAATTGGGTTTAATGACCCTACCGATTGGATTTCAACCGGTAACTACGCCCTGAACTATCTTATCTCAGGGGACTTCTACAAAGGAGTTCCTCTGGGCAAAGTAACAGTTTTTGCAGGCGAATCAGGCGCAGGTAAATCATATATCTGCTCTGGTAACATTATTAAAGCGGCACAAGAACAAGGTATTTTTGTTGTCTTAGTTGACAGCGAAAACGCACTTGACGAAAAGTGGTTGATTGATCTAGGTGTTAATACCAGTGAAGATAAACTTCTAAAACTCAACATGGCTATGATTGACGACGTGGCAAAAACCATTAGTGAATTCATGAAAGAGTACAAAGTTATGCCAGAAGACGGTCGTCCCAAGGTATTATTTGTTATCGATTCATTGGGCATGTTGTTAACTCCAACAGACGTTAATCAGTTTGAAGCAGGAGAGATGAAAGGTGACATGGGCCGTAAGCCTAAAGCACTTACATCGCTTGTTCGTAACTGTGTAAACATGTTTGGTTCGTGGAATGTAGGTATGGTTTGCACAAATCACACTTATGCTTCACAGGATATGTTTGACCCAGATGACAAGATCAGTGGTGGACAAGGTTTCATCTATGCTAGTTCTATTGTTGTTGCTATGCGTAAACTGAAATTGAAAACAGATGCAGATGGTAATAAGACTACAACAGTTAACGGTATCCGTTCAGCTTGTAAGATTATGAAAACACGTTATGCAAAGCCATTTGAATCAGTGCAAGTTGAGATTCCTTACACAACAGGTATGAGCCCGCACAGTGGTTTAGTTGACTTGTTTGAAGCCAAAGGTATGTTAAAGAAAGAAGGCAATAGTCTTGTTTACACAACATCTGATGGTGAAGTAATCAAACAATTCCGCAAAGCATGGGATCGTAATGAAAAAGAAGGTTTATCTATCATGATGGAAGAAATTTCTAAGAATGGTATGAAAACTGAAACTACAGCAGTAACAGAAGACACCGAGGAGGCATAATGGAAGAAGATCTAATCATAGAAGTATGGGATACATTCAGAGAATATGTCTCTGATAAAAATAAAGAAGTTGCCGCAAATCAATATATTGATTTTTTAATTGGCAAAGATGTTGAGTTGTCAGTACTCGAAGGTTTAATGGGCTACGACACTCATCTTGACAATGCAATCCAATTAGTTGTAGATGAAAACAAAGATGACGAAGACGACATCGATGAAGAAGACTACGATTATGGCGAAGACATGGACTGAGTATGTCATGGTACTCCAAAGTAAGCAAAGACATATCCTTCCTTCCTGATTGCATAGAGTACTTTTATAAAGAACTAGATTCTGCAAGGTATGAGGTTAAAATACACGGCAACGTGGAAAAGGCCTCAGCCCATTTACCGGGTATAGTTGAACAACGATTCAATCAACTTCAAGAAATTGAAGCCGTGCTTGAATATTTGAACATTGAACTAAGACGTACCCGTAGTAAAGCATTTAAGAAATATCTAGAAAATTATCAGAGAGCACTCAGCAGCCGAGATGTTGAAAAATATGTCGATGGCGAAGCAGATGTTGTTGATATGGAAAAAATTATCAACGAATTTGCCATGTTACGCAATCAATGGTTAGGCATTGTCAAGGCTTTGGATATAAAACAATGGCAATTGAGCAATATCATCAAACTTCGAACAGCCGGCCTAGAAGACGTAGTGTTATAAACAAAAGGAGACTTGCTCTCCTTTTTGTTTTGTGTTATAATAATTTTATGTATATTGAAGACCTAATTATTACCCTAGCTATCAGTCGTAATGTGTCAATGAATCCATATGATTCAAAATTGATATACAGTTTTCACGATCAAATATCCCGCGGGTCCGGATTTACAGAAAAACAAGAATTATTATCTGTAAAAATCTTAAAGAGACAGGTAGCAAAATTAAATTCCATATTCGGCAAGGATATTTTGCCATTTTTGGAAAATCCGTCATTTAGACTGGCAAGAAGATTAGTGTCTTCCTTCAAACGTATTGCTATGTTTGAACATCCTAACTTTGGAAAGACAATTAAAATAGAATTTCCATTCAACGAATCACTGCTGGCAAGAATTAGAGAAGAAAAGCCAAAGCTAAACATGGCACAGTGGGACCCAGAGCATAAATCATGGGTTTTTTCACTAGATGAACGGTCATTGACATTTTTAGGTCGTGTTGCCATTGAAGAAAATTTCATAGTAGACGAAGAATTTGAAAATTATCAAAATCAAATCAGAGAAATTGAAGCCAACATTGAGCAGTACATTCCTATGTTGTCGTATGCTGACAAAAATCTGAAATTTTTGAATATTTCTGAAAAAATAGCTCAACCTACTAATTCAAACATCATTGAAAATTTGTTCAGAGCAAGAAAATTAGGAATTTTTACCTGGGACGAAACCATCGAAGAAACTGATGAATGGAAAAATACAGACCGAGTGATTAAAAAATTCCTACAAACTGATCCTGGTGAAAATATGTCAATAAATTTGGAAGAAAATGGTATTTTTTCTCTCAAAGATATTGTAAAATATATGGGGCCAGTTTTGTTTGTAATTCCAGGTGGCAGTGAAATGGAAAAATTAGAAAAATCTTTAGACTTTTTAAAAGTTAGTGAAATTTCTAATGAAGAAATTAGTGTGCTGTTTAGACTACCCAACGAAACTGGTGAAAAATTCAATAATTTTGTCAGAGAAGAAAAATTAAATTCTGTCATCAGTGAAAAAACTAAAGCAGTGTTTATCAGCAGTAAGGTCCCTAAAACAATTCTTGACAAAAAAATAAAATTTAACTGTGTAGTGAATTTTAATTTTTATAATATTCATTATTCCATCAAAAATTTGCTAAATTGGCACCATAACGTAATCAATGTATTAGACAACAACAAAACAAGGACCTTAGATTTTGGCATCATGTAAAATTATTATCAAAGATGAGGTAAACGTTAAGATTGAAAATTTAGATCTTGATGCACGTAAGGCTTTGGTCAAAAAATTCAAGTATGAGGATCCTACTGCACGGTTTAGACCAGCTTATAAGTTAGGAAGATGGGACGGTAGTATCAGCTTTTTTGGTCTTGGTGGTACTACCTACATGAGTATGCTGCCGCAGGTGCTTGAATACCTTGAGGCAAAGAATTATTACATTGAATTAGAAGATCATCGCCGCCCAACAGCATTAAGTTTCCCTGAAATTTCTGAGGAATTTTGGGGTGATCAAACGTGGCCTGTAGGTCATCGATTTGCCGGTGAAAAGATTAGACTGCGCGATGACCAGGTTGAAGTTATCAATAAGTTTTTAGAAAATCCTCAGTGCATACAAGAAATTGCCACTGGTTTCGGCAAAACTATTACCACTGCAACTTTGGCAAAAATCTGTGAAAAATATGGTCGAACAATAACCATTGTTCCTAACAAGTCACTGGTTGAACAAACTGAAGAGGACTTTCTTAACTGCGGATTAGATGTTGGCGTTTACTACGGCGACAGAAAAAATCTTGACAAAACACATACTATTTGCACTTGGCAAAGTTTGAATATTTTGGACAAGGGTTCCAAGGAATTTGACGGTGAAGAACAACTGTTACGTCTAGCTGAATTGTTAGACGGAGTCAGCTGTGTCATGGTTGATGAAGTGCATATGGCCAAGGCAGAAGTGTTAAAGAACTTGTTAACACGTAACCTTTCCAACGCACCTATACGTTGGGGTTTGACTGGTACAGTACCAAAAGCAGACCACGAATTTCAAGCCCTACGTGCTAGCCTAGGAGAGGTTGTGCATCGTGTTAAAGCACACGAACTTCAAGAAAAAGGCGTGCTCAGTGATTGTCAAGTAACTGTTATTCAAACAGCAGAGTGGAAAGAATTCGAAAGCTATGCAGGTGAATTAAAATACCTTGTCACTGACGAAACACGTATGAATTGGATCAGCAATCTTATTAACGGCATTGCAGAAACAGGCAACACACTAGTATTAGTTGATAGAATTGAGTCCGGTCAATTAATTATTAACAACATTCCAGACAGCGTTTTTGTCTCGGGCTCAATGAAAACAAAAGATAGAAAAGACGAGTATGACGAGATTAAAACTGCTAACAACAAGATTATTGTGGCGACTTACGGTGTGGCCGCTGTGGGTATTAATATCCCCCGTATTTTTAATATGGTTCTTCTGGAGCCCGGAAAGAGCTTTGTCCGCGTTATACAAAGC